GGCTTGGCTGAATAGGTCGGAATGACAGCGGCGCATCATGTCGCACAGATCCCACGCTCGCGCGGTGTAGATCACCCACTCGTGACCGTCTGCAAACTGCCACGCCAGATCATCAACGTCTGAGCCGCATTCCTTGGACTCCGCCACGATGTCACGAGCGGCGCTTTCTGCTTCTTCAATAAATTCTGCGTAGTTCATAGTTAAGTCTCTCTCTGTTTGTTGATTGATGGTGCAAAGCTCACCCGAAAAGCCACCCGAAGATGGCTAGACGGCTAGGCTTTAAACCTCTACGCTGTAGTTTTCGCCGCAGAACGCACGCCCGAATGATTGGGCGCGGTTTAGGTTGGCAACCTTTTTGGCTAGGGCGCATTCGTTAGCGTCCATATCCCACATCTCGACGGTATAAGGGAAGGCCTGTTCTGCGCCGTGAAAGTAGATTCGAGCCTCTAAGCCGTCATCTGCGTTTGTGTATGTAGCTATCTGAATTTGCATGTCGTTACCCTCTTTGGTTTGTTGATGACAGGTATAAAACTACTACGGGACAGCTTCGGATTTTCAGAATGTGACAAAACTTTTTTAATTATTTTCCAAATGTGACATTTCTTGATTGCGGGTTGTCTCTTTTGGGGGTTGCTTCTTGTGGGGTTGCTTCTGTGGCTCCTTCTCAGTCACACACACTTGCACTCTGCGTCTCTATTTGCCTCGCGGATTACCTCGCGGATTGCCTTGCATTATGCGAAAACCTGCAGGCGAAAATTAGGACGGGGAGGGGGAACGCGACACGGCCGGCCGGCCTGTTCCCTCCCAGACACAAAATAGGGGATTTTCAGATCTCTTTAAGTTATTGATCTAAAACTTATAAATGATCTATTCGTTATTCCATTAAGTTCTATAGAACACTCAACCCGCCCCCTACAGAGGGGGATTACGGGGAAACTGGGGATTCTGGAAAATAAAAAAGAAAAAAAGAGGGATTAGAGTATTGTTTAGCTATAGGAGTATATATAGGATAGGGAGGGTAGGAGGGCAAATAAGCCTTCTTTTTTTTGGAGAGTAGATATGAAAGGTAAGAGCTGCGGTAAGAAGGAGCACACTATCCGTAAGGATCACACTGTCTCCTATACGCCCACGGAATACTATTCGATGTGCGAAAAGTCGAAGAAGCGGGTTAAGGAAATGCAAGAGCGTGGTATCCCCACGAAATACGACGCCAAAGAGAATCCAGAAGAAGTAGGTCAGATGGATTCGTATTCTTTTATGATGATTAGATAGTCAATATGGAAGAATCTCACGTTCAACGAAGAAAGCGGGAAATCAAGCAACGCAAACAAGAGTCAGGCAGGCCATCCAAAAAGGATTTGGCCGGTAACTCTCCAGGGGGAAGGGGGAAGGTAGGCCGCCCAAAGGGAGATGCCACGATTATTAACGAGTATAAGGCTCGTATGCTGGCATCCCCTAAGTCCAAACGGGTACTTGATACCATCTTTGATGCTGCGTTAGACCACGATCATAAGAATCAGGCGGCGGCATGGAAGTTAGTTATGGATCGAATACTGCCTGTGGCGGCCTTTGAAAAGGATGTCGTCCAAAACGGCGGGAAATCCGCTATTCAGATCAACATAACAGGTGTGGGTACGGCAGAGGTCAAGGATATTGATCCATCTACTATCCAACCCACGGTAATTGATGGGGACAACGGTGAAGTTCTTTAGACTAGAAGAGTTTAACTGTACGCATACCAACCTAAACGAAATGGATGACGCATTTTTAGAGCGATTGGATCAGTTGCGTGAAGAATGTGGCTTCCCGTTTCGCATTACCTCAGGCTATCGGGACGCAACACACCCTGCCGAAGCCTCAAAAACTACACCCGGCACCCATAATCAAGGGATTGCAGCAGACATTGCGGTATCTAACGGCGTAGAGCGAATGAATATCGTGCATTGGGCGCTCAAAATGAATTTTGGTGGTATCGGGGTTGCAAAAGGATTCGTTCACGTTGATGATCGCAAGACAACTCCAGTCATGTGGACTTATTCCTAATGCTTCATACAAAGCACATTACGCTATCAGACGCTACTGAACAGACGCTGTTTACTATACCGGCGGGTTACACGATACACATTGTGTATATCTTTATTGCTAACCACGGTGGCAGTACAAACCAAGTAAGCCTTTGGTGGGAAACAGGTGGCGTAGACCAGATGTACTTCTTTGACAGTACTAGCATTGGCGCAGGTAACAAAGAAATCATAGGCGGTCAAAACGACGTCGGTATTTTTGTGCTGCATAATGGGGACACTGTAAAAACTCAAGCGTCTTCGTCAACAGGGCAGATGGAAGTAGCGGTAACTTTTAAGTTATTAGAAAGATCAGCAGCATTTAACAATTTTAACGGATCGTAAAATGGTTATTGTTCTTGGGGCTGACTGGTGCGCGGGCTGCAAAGCGATTCGCACTAAGCTAACTAAGTACGAAATAGATCATAAGTATGTAAAAATCCCGCCCGGAAAGCCTGGTTGGGATATGGTCGAATTACTTACGGGACGTCGGGCTGTTCCGGCGGTTATGTATAAGTTTGGGTCTCCTGTTGAGCTAAACGATTTATTGCTTCAGGCAGGGGCAACAGAACGCGAACTAACAGAAGAAGAGCTAGACGAGCTTGACTGATTTAAATATTGAGCTTCTGCCGTGGCAACAACAAGTTTGGGCAGATGATACTCGCTTTAAAATTGTTGCGGCGGGACGACGGACAGGTAAGTCGCGTCTTGCTGCGTGGATGTTAATAGTAAACGCGTTACAGGCAGATAAAGGACACGTATTTTATGTTGCGCCCACCCAAGGACAGGCCAGAGACATCATGTGGCAGACACTTCTTGAGCTTGGTCATCCTGTTATTGCTGGTAGTCACATCAATAATTTACAGATCAAATTGGTTAATGGCGCAACCATTAGTCTTAAAGGAGCCGATCGACCCGAAACTATGCGAGGAGTTAGCCTCAAGTTCTTAGTATTGGACGAATACGCGGATATGAAGCCTGATGTGTTCGAGCAAATTTTGAGACCGGCACTTGCGGATCAAAAAGGCTGTGCAATGTTTATCGGTACGCCGATGGGAAGAAATCATTTTTACGAGCTGTATAAATACGCGGAGTTTGGTGATGATGAAACGTACAAGGCTTGGCACTTTACTTCTTATGACAATCCAATACTGGACGCGGGCGAAATTGACATTGCTAAACGCAGTATGTCGAGTTATGCGTTTCGTCAAGAATTTATGGCGTCGTTTGAAGCCCGCGGTTCAGAGATGTTTAAGGAAGACTGGGTACGCTTTAGTGAGGATGAGCCGGATGTAGGCGACTACTACATTGCGGTTGACTTGGCGGGCTTTGAAGAAGTTAACAAGAAGCGAACAAAAAACACAAAGTTAGATGATACTGCGATTGCCGTTGTTAAAGTTAGTGAGCATGGCTGGTTTGTTGATAATATTATCTACGGACGCTGGAGCCTTGACGAAACGGCAGCCAAAATTTTTCAGGCAGTCAGAGATTATCGCCCCGTTAGTGTGGGTATCGAGCGAGGAATCGCCAAACAAGCCGTAATGTCTCCGCTTGCTGACTTGCAAAAAAGATATGGTAATTTTTTTAGAGTTGAAGAATTAACTCACGGTAACAAAAAGAAAACGGATAGAATCATGTGGGCGCTACAGGGCCGTTTTGAAAACGGTTTTATAACGCTAAACAAGGGAGAGTGGAACTCACGATTCCTTGACCAACTGTTTCAGTTTCCTGATTCTTTGACACACGATGACTTGGTGGATGCGCTCGCGTATATTGACCAGTTAGCTAACGTAGCATATGACTACGAATACGAAATTGAAGACCACGAAATACTAGACGTGGTAGCAGGGTACTGATATGGCCGAATTTAACGAAGAAGACCCAATTGTTATTGAGCAGTCTATAGAAGATTGGGTGATAACCAAATGTGAGGATTGGCGCGACTACTATGAGTCGAATTACGAAAGCCGTTTTGAAGAATATTACAGACTATGGCGAGGAATATGGGATCCTGCTGATAGCGATCGTCGCTCTGAGCGCTCCCGCATTATCTCTCCTGCGCTTCAGCAGGCCGTTGAGTCTAATGTAGCCGAGCTAGAAGAAGCTACTTTTGGCCGTGGCAAGTGGTTTGATGTCTCTGACAACATGGGAGACACCGAAAAGCAGGACGTACAGTTCCTAAGAAACAAACTTACCGAAGATTTTGAAGACTGCATGGTACGCAAGGCCGTTGCAGAATGCCTAATTAACTCTGCGGTGTTTGGTACGGGCATCGGTGAGATTGTTATCGAAGAAATGAAGGAAATGGTGCCAGCCACCCAGCCAATTATGGATGGCGACCTTCAGGCTGTTGGTATTAACATTACAGATCGGGTCAAGGTAAAGCTAAAGCCTGTCCTTCCTCAAAACTTCTTGATAGACCCAGTAGCTACTAGCGTGGATGAGGCGCTAGGTGTGTGCATTGACGAGTTTGTTAGCCGTCATTCGGTAGAATTGCTGCAAGAACAGGGTGTATATCGCAAAGAATACGTCGGCCCAGCTGCAGCAGACACCGATCTTGAGCCAGATCAGGACATTACAATCTATAACGACGATAAAGTCCGCTTAACTAAGTATTACGGCTTAGTCCCGCGTCATTTGCTTGATACTGCGCTAGAAGATGTCGATGACATTGCCACAGAAGAGGAAAGTTACTACGTCGAAGCGATTGTAGTCATTGCTAACGGCGGAATCTTGTTAAAAGCAGAGCCAAATCCTTACATGATGCAGGATCGGCCAGTTGTTGCCTTTCCTTGGGACGTAGTGCCAGGGCGATTCTGGGGTCGTGGCGTCTGCGAAAAGGGTTACAACAGTCAAAAGGCACTCGATACCGAACTTCGCGCACGTATTGACGCATTAAGTCTGACTATTCACCCAATGATGGCAATTGATGCAACCCGTTTGCCGCGTGGAGCCAAGCCAGAAGTTCGTCCCGGTAAGATGATTCTTACTAATGGAGATCCAAGGGAGGTATTGCAGCCCTTTAACTTCGGTCAGGTTAATCAAATTACCTTTGCGCAAGCCGGCGCTCTTCAGCAGATGGTGCAGCAAGCTACAGGTGCGGTCGATTCGGCAGGACTTGCGGGTAACGTAAACGGCGAAGCTACGGCGGCGGGTATTAGCATGTCGCTGGGCGCTGTTATTAAGAGACATAAGCGCACACTAATTAACTTCCAGCAATCTTTCT